GCTGTTGATCTGACCCTCCGCATCGGCCTGCCGCAGTTGGAACTGGGAGCCTTTGCCACTAGCGTCATCCCCACAACCACCACCGCGCTGACTCGCAACGCCGATGTCGCCAGCATGACGGGGACTAACTTCTCGTCGTGGTACAACGCGAGTGAGGGAGCAATTTTTACTCAAGCGTCAATATACTCCGTTGCAAGTAATCGCGTTGTATCCATCAGCGATGGCACAGGATCAAACAGGCTTTTGGTTCTGGTTGGCACTAGTGACTTTATAGTGACGGCAGGAGGCGCTGCACAAGCGTCCATAAACTCTGGATCGTATACGGCGAACGTATCTACCAAGGGATGCGCTGCCTATAAACAAGATGATTTTGCCGCATCGTTAAGCGGTGGAAGTGCTGTAACGGATACGTCTGGAAGTGTTCCAACGGGAATTAACAGGATGACATTGGGCGCAAATGAGTTGGGAACCGACCTTTTCTTAAACGGCCACATCCAACGCCTGTCTTTTTACCCAACCCGGCTGCCTAACGCCACCTTACAGGCACTCACAGCATGACCGACTACCATCTCCGCGCTAGTGACGCCACAGCCCTCTACGACGTATTAGAGGCGGCAGGCGTTGTGACCGAAGGCGACAACGGCTGGCACGTTACCGACGCCCATAAGTACGCTCTGGACGTTATCGGTGAGGTGTACAAGCCGACCGGCGAGACGATTCAGACCGACGATGGCGAACAATATGTCATGCGTAACGTCGGCGGGTTTCACGCTAATTTGCGTGTCATAGATGCAAGCAGTTTTGACGCTGATAAGATTGCGTCAATCACTATTGAAACGCCGGCAAATCCGGTGAGGGCATGGGCATGAGAAAAGCAGGCTTGTACGCAAACATTCTTGCAAAACAAGAACGCATTAAAGCTGGTTCTGGCGAGCGCATGAAGCGTCCCGGCGAGGCAGGGCGTCCGACCGCTGCTGACTTTAAGGAAGCCGCCAAGACCGCTAAACCGAAGAACAAAGGTTACGCATGAGCGCAGCGTGGCAGCGTAAAGAAGGCAAGAACCCCAAGGGCGGGCTGAACGCTGCTGGCCGTGCATCGTACAAGCGTGAGACGGGGGGAACCCTCAAGCCGCCGGTGAAGGCCGGTGACAATCCGCGCCGTGCGTCGTTCCTTGCCCGCATGGGCAACATGGCAGGCCCGATGAAAGACGAAAGCGGCAAGCCGACTCGATTAGCGCTTGCCCTTCGTGCGTGGGGCGCATCCAGTAAAGAGGACGCCAAGGCCAAGGCCCGAGCGATCAGCGCCCGCAATAAGGGGAAAGAGTGATGGAAGAACTTGTTGATAACGAACTGAACAAGTACTTGCGGATCATTGGCGCTTACGACAACGAATTTGCCAAGTGGACAGCTCGTACCAAGAAAATCATCAAACGCTACCGGGACGATACCCGTGGGCAGACGATGAACGAGTCGGCCAAGTTCAACATCCTCTGGAGCAACATCCAGACCCTACGCCCGACCGTCTATTCCAAGCTCCCGAAGGCTGATATTTCCCGTCGCTTTGGGGACAACGACCCGGTGGGACGTGTTGCCGCGCAGTTAATTGAACGCGCCATTGACTTTGAGATTGAGCATTATCCCGACTACCGCTCAACCATGTCCTATTGCGTAGAGGATCGCTTCCTCGGTGGACGCGGTACGGCATGGGTGCGCTATGAGCCGCACGTTGCCCCGATTGGCCTTGAAGATGACGGCCTGCTGATTACCAGCAACATCGAACAGGGCGAGGGCGCCCCGCCTGACCTTGAGCGCGTTGAGTACGAATGCGCCCCGGTGGATTACGTTCATTGGCGTGATTTCGGCCACTCACAAGCCCGTACGTGGGAAGAAGTCACCTGCGTGTGGCGTTGGGTCTATATGACCCGTGAGGCGCTGGAGGAGCGGTTTGGCGAGGACGTAGCCCGTCGCATCCCGCTTGACCAAGGCCCGGAACCGCTCAACGCCTACAACGAATCCAAACGCTCGTATAACCGTGCGAAGATTTGTGAACTTTGGGACAAGGAAACCGAGAAGGTTTACTGGTTCAGCAAGGGCATGGGGCAGTTCATCGACGTACGCGATGACCCCCTCGGGTTAGAGGGATTCTTCCCTTGCCCGAAACCGCTTTACGCCACGACAACCTCGGACTCGCTCGTACCTGTCCCTGACTTTGTGCTGTACCAAGATCAGGCGATGGAGTTGGACATTCTCTCCGATCGTATTGATGGCTTGGTCAAGGCGCTGCGTGTCCGTGGTGTATATGACGCCAGCCAACCGGCTTTGCAGCGTCTACTGACCGAAGGTGACAACAATGCTCTCATTCCCGTTGATAAGTGGATGGCTTTCAGCGAAAAAGGCGGCCTTAAAGGAGCGATTGACCTCCTTCCGCTCGACACTCTCGCAAATGCTCTCCTCAACTGCTACCGCGCCCGAGAGGACATCAAATCCCAAATCTACGAAATCACGGGTATCTCGGACATCATCCGGGGTGCGTCGTACGCCTCTGAAACTGCTACGGCCCAACAAATCAAAGGGCAGTATGCGGGATTAAGATTGCGCTCAATGCAGGAGGACGTTGCCCTCTTTGCGTCAGAGTTGATTCGGCTCAAAGCGCAGGTGATGTGCCTCAAGTACCAGCCGGAAACCATCCTCGCCTACGCTGCGGCTAACCAGATGTCGCCAGCGGATCAACAGTTGATCCCGCAGGCCATCGAGTTACTGCGCGACAAGCCCCTGCGTAACTTCCGCGTGGACATTGCCGCTGACAGCCTTGTGCAGATGGACGAGGCGCAGAACCGTCAGGATCGCTTGCAGTTTTTGCAGGCATTCGGTGGGTTCCTCGCTCAAGCCCTGCCGGTTGGTCAGGCAGCACCGGAAATGGTGCCGATGATGATGGAACTGCTGCGCTTTGGTATGCAGGCGTTCAAGGCTGCCCGCCCGATTGAGGGGCAGATTGACGCTACGCTGCAGCAGCTCCAGCAGGCGGCTATGCAGCGCGGTCAGGAAGGTGACGGCCAACAAGCAGAAATGCAGGCGCGTGGTCAGGAAGTCGCCAGCCGTATGCAGATGGAATCGGCGCTCACGCAAGCCAAGCTCCAACAGCAGATGCAGATGGAGCAGCTCAAAGCGCAGACCAAGATGGCGATGGAGCAGCAAAAGCAGCAGTTTGAAGCGCAGTTGGAGGCGATGAAACTGCAAAGTCAGCAGGAGGCGGCCAAGTACAAGGCTGACCTTGACGCGCAGACCAAGCTCATCATCGCGCAAATGAACAAAACCTTACCCATGCCCCCGCTTAATCAATGAAACGCACTTATGTTTTCGTAGACGGCGAGTTTGTGGAGCGCAAAAAGGACTCCAAGGGCCGGTATCACTACGTCCAGCCCGACATCACGCCGTACAAAAGCATGATTGACGGCCAAATGGTCACGTCCCGCTCACAGCACCGCCGCCACCTAAAGGCGCACGGGTGCATTGAGGTGGGTAACGAAGACCCGACCAAACACGTTTCCAAGCCCAAGACAGACAATTCCCGTCTGGAACGTCTGAAATGGGAGGTAAACAAGCGAATGACGAACGAACAGGCAGATCGCTTGTTGAGTCGTTTACGGCAAGAGTTGAATTTCACCAATCCCCACAGGAGAGGCTAACGTGGAAGATCAGAATGTCGAAGCCCCACAGGTAGAGACGCAAGACCGCAGGGCAATTTTGGAGCAGAGCCTTGAGGCTGCCGAGCGTGGCGAGCCGGTAGAGGTTAAACCCCGCGATGAAAGCGGGCGTTTTGCCAAAACCGAGCGCCAACCCGAGCAAGAAGCCGCACAGGAGGAAGAACCTCCCGTCTGGCGTCGCCCGCCCGCGTCTTGGAAGAAGGATTACCACGAGGTTTGGCAGAAAGCCGACCCCAAAATGCAGGAATACGCATGGCAGCGTGAGGAGCAGATGCGCCGAGGGGTAGAACCCTTGCTGTCAAAGGCTCAATTTGCTGACCAGATGAACGAAGTCCTTGAGCCGTATATGCAGACGATCCAAGGACTCGGTCTGACGCCCGATAAGGCCGTCGCCGCGTTGATGGAAGCGGATCACAAGCTGCGAAACAGCGACCCGCAGACGCGTATGCAGTATTTCTATCAATTAGCGCAGTCCTATGGCGTGAATCTCGGTCAACCGAGCGCCCAAGGTGCTGCCCAACCCACCCAAGGCATTGACCCGACCGTGTGGCAACTCCAAAACGAGTTGAACAAGGTGCGCGGTGAGGTAATGGGGTGGAAACAACAACAGGAAATGATGGAAAATCAGAGCCTGTTGAATGAGATTAACGGTTTTAGCATGAAGGCCGAGCATTTCGAGGAAGCGCGACCGACCATGATCCAACTCCTACAGAGTGGCGTGGCCGAAACGCTGGAAGAAGCCTACGAAAAGGCCATCAGGCTGAATGACGAGCTATTTGATCAGGTACAAAAGGCTAAACAAGCCGAGGTATCTGCTCAACAAGCTCAACAGATGAATAAGGCTGCGAAAGCGGCCAGAGCAGCAGCGGTGAGTGTCAGAAGCGCCACACCCGGCGTCAACGCGGCTCCCAAGGCGGCAAGTCGTCGCGCAATCCTTGAGGAAATGCTTTCCGAAACGGATGCGCGTTTGTAATTAACTGATATAGGAGCATCAAAATGGCATTTGCCAACTCTAGTATCAGCGACATCATTGCCACTACGATTCAGAGCCGTAGCGGCGAACTCGCTGATAACGTGACGAACAACAACGCGTTGCTTCGTCGCTTGAAGGAGCGCGGGAACGTCAAGACGTTCTCGGGCGGTAACGTGATTTTGCAAGAAATCATGTACACCGATAACACGACCAACAACACCAACTCGTATAGCGGCTACGAAGTGTTGAACGTGGGACAGAACAGCCCGATCTCGGCTGCCCAGTTCAGCATCAAGCAGTACGCGTCGGCGGTGACGATCTCGGGTCTGGAGATGATCCAGAACACGGGCAAGGAGGCCATCATTGACCTTCTTGACGGTCGCATGGAAGTGGCCGAGGCGCAGCTTGCTAACCGCATCGCTGGCGACCTGTACGGCGACGGCACCGGCAACGCGGGCAAGAACCTCGACGGTCTTGGCGCTGCTGTGCCGGATAGCCCGACCTCGGGAACCTACGGCGGCATCAACCGTGCGGTGTGGTCGTTCTGGCAGTCGGTTGCCTACTCGGGTGTCACCGACGGTGGCGCTGCGGTGTCGGCTTCCAACATCCAGCAGTACATGGACTCGGTTGCGGTGCAGCTGATCCGTGGTACTGACAAGCCTGACCTCATCGTGGCCGACAACAACTTCTACCGTCTGTACCTGCAGTCGTTGCAGAGCATCCAGCGCATCACGGACTCCGGTTCGGGCATGGCTGGCGCTGGCTTTGCGGCCCTCAAGTACTACGGTGCGGGTATGGCCTCGGACGTGGTGCTGGACGGTGGTATCGGTGCCGGAACCTACAACAGCGGTTCGGGTAACTCCAACCACATGTGGTTCCTCAACACCAAGTACCTGCACTTCCGCCCGCACAAAGATCGTAACTTTGTGCCGATTGGCGGCGAGCGGCAGGCGGTCAACCAAGACGCCATTGTTAAGCTGATTGGCTGGGCAGGTAACTTGACCTGCTCGGGTAGTCAGTTCCAAGGCGTGTTGTACGCGTAAGGAGTATTGACCATGGCAGTTATTGTTAATGGCTTTGCGTATCCGGCCCTTGGTGATACGTCTACAAGCGCCGTGATCAATCCCGGCACCGTTGTCAACCTTGATGACGGCGGCTTGGCCGTGTATGTGCAGGCAGCGTCAAACCTGTCGCAGTACAACGCGGTTTGCATTCCCAACTCCAACATTGCCACGAACGCCACGACTGCTCGCGTTGCCAGCACCAAGCGTGTTGGTTTCGCGCAGGTGTCGATTGCGTCGGGCAACTACGGTTGGGTGCATCTCGGCGGTAAGGTGCGCGTGAATGTGTCGGCTTCCTGCCTCCCGGCGGTTGCCCTCTACACCACGACCACCGAAGGCGTGTTGGACGATGCCACCGTGTCGGGTGCGTTGGTTGCCGGTGTTGTCACGGAAGTGACCGCCTCGGCTACCTCCGCTCTGACGGCGGTTGCGGCCTTCACGATGGTCATTCCGGTGCCGTCGAACGCGACGCCGTAATGCAAAAGCTGGAACTCACGGTGCAAGCGGCAGGTACGCCGGAGGAGCTTTGCTCCAATATCCGGTCTGCTCTTGCCCGTGGGCTTCCAGAGTTGACGCCCGCTCCTACGTCACACGATGGAACATTTGTGTGCGTGGCGAGCGGGTGGTCAATGCCCTCGTTTGTTGACGAAATCCGCGCCCAACGCGAAATGGGACGCCCCATCGTAGCGATTAAGGCGGCGCACGATTATCTGTGCGACCACGGCGTTGTGCCTGATATGTGGGTCAACCTTGATCCTCGGGATCGCACCAACGGTATTCAGAAGGCTAACGATCACACGGTGTATCTCGTAGCCTCTCGCTGTCCCCCGGTCACGTTTGACCATTTGAAGGGACGCAAGATCATTTTGTGGCATTCATGGTCAGATGGCCCCGAATGCAAAGCCTTGCCCGGTGGTAAACTAGCCATTGGCGGCGGCACGACAAGCGGAATGCGAGCAATCAACATTGGTTATCTGCTCGGATACCGCAAGTTTGTGCTGTACGGGTATGACAGCTGTAACGACGCTGAAGGCAGAAAGCGGTTTACGGGCGAGAAAACTGGCCCGACGCTGGATGTGTACGTCGGCGACGAGAAGCGTAAGTTTGTGTGCAATGCTGCGATGGCGCAGCAGGCAAAAGAGTTTCAGATGGTGTATGCCGTGATGAACGACATCACCGTGGACGCCAAGGGGCCGGGACTGATTGCGGCTATCTTGGAAGAAAGACGCAAGATGAATCTTGCAGCATAGGAGTTAAAACATGGCATTTCCTTCTCGAGTTCAAGGTGCGGGTCAGTCTGGCGGTGCGACCACGGCGATCTGCGGTGATGTGGCTTCCAACCTGACGGCCACGGGTTCCTCGGCTACCGATGCGTTGCAGTTGAGCGCGGTGGTGAGCCGCGTTGGTACGACTGCCGCTAGCACGGGCGTCAAACTCCCGGCTCCCGAAGCCGGTGCGATGATGGTTGTGCGTAACGACGGCGCTAACACTTTGACGGTGTACCCGCCGACTGGCTCAACCATCAATGGCAGCGCGAGCAACACCATTGCAGCGGGCAAGGCTGACCTGTATTTCGGCACTAGCACGACCACTTGGGTTTCGCTCGACGGAGCCTGATTCGTGCCGATTCCGTCTCGGGTCTTTGGCTCGGGGCTGTCGCAGTTATCTACCATTTCCATTTGTGGGGATGGAAATAACAGCGTAACGGCTGCGGGAACCTCTGCCGGGGACGCCACGGCGGTGACGTATGTCTATACGAACGTCACCACGACCGCGGCTAACTCGGGAGTCAAGTTACCCCAGACGGAACAGGGCGAGACGATCACGATTGTTAATAGCGGGGCTAACCCGCTTACCGTTTATCCGTACGACACCAACAGTACGATTAATGGTGCGACAAGTAGTGAGGTGCTACCCGGTGGGTCATCCATTTACATTGCCACTAGCGCAACGACATGGGTGACGTTACAGGGGTATAAGCAGCTGCCGAAAAAGCGTTATGCCGGTCTGTGGAACCCGTCCACATTGACATTGACCTCGGCTAACGCGGCCTCGGCGGTGGTGTTTGCGACGATTGACCCGGCGTATGGCGTGTCCATTGGATCGCCAGCAAGTCGGGTAGTGGTAGCTGATACGGGAGTGTACAACTTCCAGTTTTCCGCACAGGTTGACAACACCTCGGGCGGTGATCAGCAGGTGTGGATATGGCCGAGGATTAACGGTACGAATGTGCCGTATTCAGCCTCAACATTCCGCATTAAGGGCAACGATGCCGAAACGGTAGCAGCGTGGGACTTTACACTTTCCATGACCGCTAACCAGTATTTTGAACTGATGTGGACAGCCGACAGCACCAACGTCGTGTTGCTGGCCGCATCTGCAACAGCTGTATATCCGGGGATACCCTCGGTGATTTTGACCGTAAACGAAGTCAGTCTGTAACCCCACAGGAGAAAGACGATGCCATTGGATAGCGATGTAGCAAACGGCGACTCACAGTTGCACGTTGAGTTTTACACCTCGGACGTTAAGGGCTGGGAAGGTAAGCCGTTTGTGCGGATTATGATTCCCGGTGACAAGAACACCATTATCGACCAGCCTTGCCGAGAGGATCACAAGGAGCGTTTCCCGCGCCAATGGCTGCATTACCAGATTCAACAAAGCGAAGGAGCTGCACAGGAGATTGGTACACCCCTGCAACAATGGCATCGTGACGAGCCAGAACAGATCACCCGTGATCATATCGCGGAGTTGGCGATTCTGAAGTTTGTGACGGTGGAGCAGTTGGCTCTGGCCGGTGACGGTCAGTTGCAACGCATTATGGGTGGGCCGGGACTGCGCGAACGTGCGCGACAGTACCTCAATCGTAAGAACCGTGCGGAAGCGAACGCCGAGTTGGAAGATACCAAGAAACAACTAGAAGCCTTGCAAGCGCAGATGGCGCAGTTGTTGAGTCAGGAAGCCCCGAAGCGACGAGGGCGACCGCCTAAAGAGGGATAACGTATGTCCACGACCACGATGCTTCAGCTTGTCCAACAAGTCACGAACGAGTTGGGCATTGCCACCCCGGCAACCGTAGCGGGTAACACCAGCCAAGACGTAGTGCAAATCTTGGCATTGATGAACGCCTCGGGCTACGAGCTGATGCGTCGTGCGGATTGGCGTGAACTGACGCGCCAACATACGTTTTACACAGAGGCGATTTCTACCACGGGAACGTGGACAGATAGCGCCTACACCATCACCGGCATCCCCTCGACCGCAGGGCTGTCCACGTCTTACCAAGTGCAGGGCGTGGGCATCCCCAATGCGACGTATATTACGAGCGTTGATAGCGCCTCACAGGTCACGCTCAACTACGAGCCGACCGAGGGACAGGTCAACGGTGAGCTGATCTTCCAAAAGGTCAAATACGACCTGCCGACCGACTACTACAGCACGGTCAACCGCACCCATTGGGACAAGAGCAAGCGTTGGGAAATGCTTGGCCCCGAGTCACCGCAGCAATGGGAATGGCTGCTCTCGGGCTATATCTCAACCGGCCCGCGTATCCGCTGGCGTCTGCTCGGTGCGTACTTCCAGATTTGGCCGGGCATGAATGCCGGTGAACTGCTTGGCTTTGAGTACCGCAGCAAGAATTGGGCGAACGCTGCTGATGGCACGTCCAAGGGATCGTTTACCGCTGACACCGACACCTGCATCTATCCAGATCGGGTCATGGTGCTATCGACCAAACTCAAGTATTTTGAGGCCAAGGGTTTTGACACCACGGCCATCTATCGTGACTACCTGCAAGAACTTGAAACCGCCATCGCGCAGGATACGGCAGGCGCTAACCTCTCGTTTGCCCCGCGACCGGGTACGGTGTTGATCGGCTATGACAACATCCCGGACAGCGGGTACGGCACGGAGAGTCAATAAATGGCAGCGCTGCGGCGTCTCGTACAACGCAACAACGCCAATGTGGCATCCCTGCCCGCCCCTATCGGTGGGTGGAACGCCCGCGACTCCCTCGCCAACATGGCGCCCACGGATGCCGTCTCGTTGGATAACTACTTTCCGGGCGTCTCTAACGTCAATTTACGAGGGGGGTACTCCAAACACGCCACCGGGCTGCCGGGGCAGGTCGAGAGTCTCTTAAGTTACGCAGGGGCGGCGACAAACGAACTTTTTGCTGTATCAGACGGCAAGATTTACGACGTTACCTCGGCAGGCGCGGTAGGCGCTCCCGCTGTTAGTGGGCTTTCTAACAGCCGTTGGGAATATATCAACGTCACCACACCGGGCGGCAACTTCCTTTATGCCGTAAACGGCGTAGACAAACCGCAGCTGTATAACGGGTCAACGTGGACGGCGATTGACGGCGCTTCATCCCCCGCCATTACGGGCGTCACGACCACTACGCTTTCCAACATCGCGCTGTTTAAGAACCGCGTGTGGTTTATCCAAAAGGATAC